GTAACAATAGACAAGTGGGAAATACCTGACTTGATTCCAGCTATGCGTGACTTCTGGAACAAGCACAACGTATTCAATCCTAGTAAACCAACATGGAAGCCAGTAGGTTTCTATATAGAGGACAAGTCTTCTGGCTTGCACCTTAACCAGCAATTTTTAAAAGATGGAACTGTTAATGTCAAACCTGTACCTAGAGATAGTACAGCCAACAATGATAAGTTCTCAAGATTCTTAAACGCGGTTCCCTACTTCAAAGCAGGTGAAATATTGCTACCAAGGAATCATGAGCACTATGCCTACATGCTAAGAGAGGTGCTAGGTCAATCTGAGTATGGCTCTGCTACTGGTAATGATGATTTTGCTGACAACGTATCTGATGCAGCGGCTATAGCTTTTGCACAGAGAAACATGAGCTATGAGGCTTGGAACTAATGAGTTTAAAAACTAGATTGGATGGGAGGTCTGAGGACAATGCCTCCTTTAAGATAAAAGATGCTGATGGGTGTGTGCTTGCTGAAATTAGGTTAATGGATAGCACTAGCGCAACCCTAGAGGTTAACACTATAGAGCCACTTTATATAGAAAAGGTAAATGGCTGGAACAGCAAAGGGTGATAGGCATGGGTTGTTCAGAGTTAGCAACATACGACTTCGAGCTTAGAAAGGGTAATGATAAGACTTTATCATTTAGATACTTGACTGATGATAACTTACCAGTGGACTTAACTGGTGCTTTAATAGTGTTTCAAACTACTATACCAGTGCTTGTGCAAGATGCAGTCATTACTGATGCAGTAGATGGGCAATTTACCATTACCTTTGATAGAGCTGCAACTGTTGATCTTACTGAGAACAGAGTAAGTTACGAAATAGAAATGTACCCTACTGGTCTTACTGGAACTAAGGATACTTTATTTGGTGGCAAGATTAAGCTAACTAATGAGGTACTTCCATGAGTAAGGTAGTAGTAGTTGAGAATAGTAAAGAGTTTATAGAGGTAATAACCCAAGGACCCCAAGGAGTGGCTGGCGCTGATGGTATAGATGGTGCTGATGGCTCAAGCCAATCACTTATAATGTTCATAGTAGAAAATACTTTGACTCAACCTATACCTAGACATGACGGAAACAGCTCTACCGAAATAATAGTAGACTTTGGTAGTGCCTCTGATGAATACCTAGAAGTAGGAGGGGGAGTACTTAAGTTCTTAAAAGAGGTTCAATACGTTCAAGCAACTATAGAACTTCAAGCTGAAAAGACTGGCGGGAGCATAGCTAGGTTAGTAGTATGGACAGAGCTATCTAATGATAGTGGTGCTACGTGGGCAATCTTCCCTGATACCTTAAGAGCCATGTCTATAAATAACGATAGTGAAGGTACACACGACTATGACTTCTCTTCTCTTGGACCATTTGCAGCAGGCACTTGGATAAGGGTAAGAGCTACTAATGATGGTGGAGGCAACCTAGCACTACGACCACCTAGCCTAGTAGCTAGCTTAGGTGCAGTAAGTGGCAAGTCGTCTAAATTAACAATGCAGTACTTATAGAGGAGGCCCATCATGGCTGAAACTGATAGTAGCAAGAAGGAGATTCTTATCTCTGATGCTACATTAACACAGCAACGCATATTTGATGGGCTGTCTAACCTAGCAACAGGACTAGGCACTTCTAAAGATAAGGCTACGCATAATAGGTGGGACCACTCAGGTACTAACTATGATCATGTAGCACTAAGCGTTCGTTATAGAGAAGACTGGCTAAGCCAAAAGGTTTGCCAGATAGTTCCACAAGACCTAACTCGTGAGTGGAGAAAGCTGGAAGGCGAAAATGCCATAGAAGCTGATAAAGAGTTTGAAGTAGATAGGCTCTTTAGAGAAGCTTACAAGTGGGCTAGGCTGTATGGTACTAGTTTTATAGTGCTAGATATAGATGATGGTCGTTCTACAGATAAGCCAGTTAACTGGAATAATCTAAAGACAGGCTGTTTAAGGTCTATGCATGTAGTAGATAGAACAAGGATAGTAACTCTAGGTGATCTAGATAATAAACCTATGAGCGTTAACTTTGGTATGCCTGACATGTATCAGTTTGTGAATAATCCACAGCCTATACATAAAGACAGACTAATACGCTTTGAAGGTACAGAGTTGCCTGTATATGAAAGGCAGCGTAACCTTTGGTATAGTGATAGTGTACTAATACCTTTAATGAATCAGATAGATAACTTTCACACTACTAGCTTTGCTGCGGCTCAGATGGTACAAGAAGCTAACACTGATATTATAAAGGTAGAGGGTCTATCTAATATACTTGCTACTGACTCTGGTACTAGCGCAATGTTAAGTAGATTCTCAGACTGGAAGAACATTAAGTCTGTGTTTGGTGTATCTATACTTGATGCCTCAGAAGAGTATGACCAGAAGAAGATACAGCTCTCAGGAGTTAAGGACTTGATCTGGGAATACCTAAAGATGGTATCTGCTTCAGTATCTATACCAGCAACTCGTTTCTTGTCAGCCTCGCCTGATGGAATGAATGCAACTGGCGAATCGGATTTAGTTAACTACATAGAAACCTTGCAAGGACTTCATAAAGATATCTTTGTACCAAGGTTGAAGGTAGTGGATAAGCTTCTTAGTGCTCACTTTGGCTTAGATGAAGAAGAGTTCAAATATGAATGGAACTGTATATTCCCTGAGTCAGCATCACAGAAAGCTCAACGCTATAAAGACTATGGAGAATACATTAGTGGTCTAGTATCTACTGGCGTACTGTCTGAAGAATCTGGCCTACAGCAACTAAAGGATTATGGTTGTGTGGATAAAGATGCAACAGTAGGAACTAATCCGAACAAAATTAAACAACAAGCAGGAGGTACGCCTAGTGCTACCAATTAAAACAAGCTTCCTAATAGATGAAGCCATAGCAGTCTCATTGGAAGATCGCATTAGTGTACCTACTAAGCGCACTCTTACTGATGCAGGACAAATGCATGTACCTTGTGCCTTTGCTCGTACTGGTTCACAACTATACACAGCTAAACAGCTAGGTCTAGTTGATAGAGAGCCTAATGAAGTTATCAAAGTTTATCGTGATGAAGCAGATGTTTTCGCTGAAGACTCAATGGCAACATTCAAGTCAGCTCCTTTAACTATTGGGCATCCTAAAGATAGTAATGGCGCTCCAATGCCTGTTACTGCTGAAAATGCTAAAGAGTTACAAGTAGGTATGCTAGAAGGTATGCCAACCAGAGATGAAGATACATTGACAGGTACACTGATCATTACCAACAAAGAAGCTATTGATGCTTTAGAAGATGGTACTCAAGAGTTGTCTGCTGGATACTTATGTGACATTGAAGATGTTGATGGCAAGTTCTACCAACGTAATATTCGAGCTAACCATATTGCTATTGTAGATAAAGGTCGTGCAGGTTCTTCTTGCCGTATCTCTGATGAAGTATTAGAAGTACAACTAGGTGATGGCCATCCACAACCTATGCAGTGGGAATTTGAAAACGAAGAAGCCTATAAGGTTGCCTTCAAGTCTTGGATTGCTGTTGAGTATAATGAGTACTTCGGCTCTGCTGATGCTGAAGGTAAGGCTGCTGGAAACACTGGTGTAGTAGATGAAGCACTACTTACGGATGCACAAGAGTCCTTAGTAGAAGCTGAAGCTAAGATCAGTGCTCAAGAAGTATTACTTGCTGATGCTGAGAGGGTAGAACTAGAGCTTGAGCAGACTAAGATACTATTAGCTGATGCTAAGGTAGCTGCTGAAGAAGGTGTCATAGAGCGTTGTGATGCTATTGAAAATGCTAGATTGATTGCTGACATGCGGGACTTAGGTTCTAAGTCAGTACAGGAAATCTATCGTATGGTCGTTGAAGACCAAATGCCACACAAGAACTTAGAAGGCAAGAGTGATGCTTTTGTAGCTGCTATGTTTGAGTTGCTGGTAGATGCCTCTAAAGGCGAAACCCCAATGGGTAAGCTACTTAAACAGGAAAGCCTTACTAATGATACGAAAGTAGTTAGCAAGACAAACATTGTAGAAGATGCCCGTACAAAGATGATAGCTCGCCAATCTGGTAAGTAATCAACAACCATACTTAAGGAAATTAATAATGCCTATTCAAGATTTTAAACTATATACTGCAAACGGTTACGCTGGTGACTTAGTAGATTCTGGCCCAAGAGTTATTCAGACAGGTATCTTAACTAACCCATCTGCTGGCTTTGGGCTTGCAATGTTCCGTGATATTAGCGTAGATCGTGGTTGCAGAATTGGGGGAGCGGCTAATGTATATGCTATCTCACAACGTGAATACAACCATGAAGCATCTACTCGTCCTGCTAAGGCTGGCGATTGGGCTTACCTAGAAGGTGATTCAGTTTCACTTATCCGTCAAGGCTACTTGTATGTTAAGCTTACTGGTGCTACTGCCATACTAACGGGAGACTCTCTTCACGTAGATACTTCTACTGGTGAATTTAGTAAGCTAGCTGTAGCTGGTGATGTTGTTGCCTGTACTAACGTGTTCGCTGAAGAAAACGGTATTGAAGGTGATATAATCAAAGTACGTATTGACATTAAGTAAGTCAGTAACCCAAACAAATAAGGTTAGCACAGGCTAGCCTACCAAACAGAATGTTTACTAAGGAATTTACAAATGTCTAAGATCGTAAAAGCTTTTGCTATTGATGAAGATACACGCGCTGTACTAGTTAACGATGAAAAGGTTGACTTTACTATTAACGATGCTGTTGAGTTACTAATTAACTCTGGCATGATGAACGATGATGAAGGTGTATTCTTTCAGCGTCAGTTAGAATATATTCAAGCACAGTCTTATGATGTACTCTACCCAGAACTTAAAGGTCGTACATTATTTGCTCTTAATACAGAAGGCGGGGAAGGGATTAACACAATCACTTACCGTTCTTATGATAAGCGTGGCGAGACTGCTATCATTGCTGGTAAGGTTACTGACCTGCCTCGTGGCGATATCTCAGGTGAAGAATACTCTATCCCTGTTAAGACCTTGGGTAATGCCTTTGGTTACTCACGTCAGGAACTAGCTGCTGCTAAAGTAACTGGTATGCCTCTTGAAGCTCGTAAGGCTGAAGCATCTCGCAAGTCTTATGAAGAGAAAGTAAACCAGCTTATCTTCTTTGGTAATGCTGAGAACAAACTACATGGCTTCTTCAATGGCCCAGTTGGCGCTCCTTGCTTAACTGCTGAGCGTAGTACTGTTGCTGGTGGTTCTTTGAATGCTAATGCTACTCAGTGGCGCTCAGGTGATAAGACTCCTGATGATATTGTTGCTGATTTGAACACTGCACTAGTAGAAATGTATGAATCTACCTTGCAAGTATTCCGTCCTAACATGATCATCATGTCTGTTGCTGATAAGCAGTTGCTTATGAACACTCCACGTTCTTTGCAGTCTGATGTTAGCATCTTAAACTGGTTCTTGCAGAACAACGATTTCATTAACTCTGCTGATCAAATCAAAGATGTAAATGAAGTTAAAGGTATCTATCCTGATACTGGTACTGGTGGTTCTGGTACAATCACTGATGTTATTGATGGTCGTACTGCTGGTAGAGCTAATGGCTTTACTGTAGTAGCTATGTCTGAAGATAACTTACGTGTACGTGAGCCATTCCCTTACATGCACTTGCCTGTGCAGTTGAAGGGACTAGAATTTGAAATTAACTGCTACGGTCGTTTCGGGGGTGTTGAAACAGTACGTCCTACTGCTGTCTCACACGTTTGCGGAATCTAATCTAAGAACAGGTTAAGTCATGATAGAGCTAGTAAAGCTCGTCATGGCCAA